TTGGGTTGTAGTAGGTGCTTGGGTAGTAGTAGGTGCTTGGGTTGTAGTGGTGGGTGCCCTGGTAGTAGTGGGTGCTTGGGTGGTAATGGGTGCTTGGGTAGTAGTATTAGGTGCCTGAGTAGTAGTAGGTTCTTGAGTAGTTATAAGTGCTCGGGTAGTAGTAGGTTCTTGAGTAGTTATAAGTGCTCGGGTAGTTGTAGGTGCCTGAGTAGTTATAAGTGCTCGGGTAGTTGTAGGTGCCTGAGTAGTTATAAGTGCTCGGGTAGTTGTAGGTGCTTGGGTAGTAGTATTAGGTGCCTGAGTAGTTATAAGTGCCCGGGTAGTAGTGGGTGCTTGGGTAGTAGTGGGTATTATAGTGTTTCCATTTGAAATTAAAGTAAGCAAATTACCATAAGTACCATAACCATTATCACTATTCTCAACAATAAGATTTATTGGGTTACTAATCCATAAACAATCATTTGCGCAAGTGTTATATACTGGATTATTAGGTGTTCCTGGAATAGTATTACTGTTATTATCCTTAAATATCTGTACTATGATATTCTTATTTTGGTTTTGGTATGCTAATGATGGATATATTTCAAATGCTGAAATATTTGTATCTTTTCCAAAATCATATTGCCACCAACCAACAGTACTATCACGGTTATTTGTTCTTGACGTATGATTAGTAAGTCTAGATCTTATAGTGCTAAAAGGAGCGTTTTCTATTGTTCTTCTACATGACATATTGGTTTCGAAATCCAAAGTACTTAATGCATTTGATGCATTTGAACCAGGAAATGTAGAGCTCATAGTTGCGTTATTTGGTTGTAATTCAGTAATAATACCACCATTTGAATTATAGAAGTTTACTTTAAATATAGCAATTCCATTCTCCGAATATATTCGAAAATATCTTCCAGATATTGATTGATAATTATTTTGTGTATTTGTTGTATTTGTTGTAGGGCTAGAATATAAAATTAATTTATATCCATTATTATTAATTTGTGTTGAACATTTTGTAGTAATTAAGGTATCATTTGTATCATATAGATTAATAAATACAATATTATCCATTCCCATAGCGTAATCCATATCTTTACAACACCATATTTCAATACCAGAAATTTTTTGTGGGCTATTAAAACTATAAATAATATAATCTGAACCATTATTATTATAAGGTCCTTTAGTATTTTGATAAATGGAACCATAAGCAGCATTACTATAACTATTCCACCCACTATCAGGTTTCACTGCAGCAGATGTTTGATCAAATACAATATTATTTTTATTTATTGCATCATACAATTTTCTAGCAGGATTATATGATTGCAATGTTTGTACATCACGGGATTTTATTGCTACAAAATTATTATTTAAACTATAATTATTAGTATTAGTATTAGTATTAATTATGTTCCCTTGGTCATCATATATTATTATTCCATAAATCAGTGCTGCCGTGCTAACGAAAGCTCTAATACGTATATATTTAACATTAGGAATACTTTCATATGGAAGATTAGTATTAAATTTTTCTAATTTATTTGTCCGATTAATTACATAGAAATTTACATATATTAAATACAAAGTAATAATAAATAGGACAATCATTATGATTGTTAATCCAAATATTATAGTTTTCTTTGATACTTGCACCATTATTTATGTCTGCTAGAATACTGCTTTATTACTAAATAAAACTTAGAAAAAAACAAAAAAAAATAGTACTATCAAGACTCATTATTTATACTTTAACAAAAAAATATTTACTATAATCATAAACTGGTTGTCTAGTTGCTAATATATCTTTATTATTAGCTGACTTTGCTAGTATAGGTTGGGGAACACCAGTAGGTTGCAATAATGTGTCTTGTTGTGATTGTTGCATTGATGCAATCAAATAATTTTGATTTGCACAAGTACCTGAATTAGGTTTATCTGAAATAGATATTGATGTAAAATTAAATAGAACTAGTATTACTATTGCAAATAATAATATACCAATTATGAAATCCATTCTAGAATAGTAGAATAGTAGAATACTAGAATACTATATACTGCTATATACTTTACTATAAGCAAACATAAATTATTGTGGAACAGCAATAGGAAAAAAGCGCCCTTGATATTTATTACGATATTGTTGAAATTGTTGGATATTAGTATCTAGAGAATGTGCCATTTTATTATAGAAACCATTATATAAATCTTTTTGTAATACCGAAGGAGGTTTCAAACCACGTTCAACATCATATTCATCTCTAGAACGTAAATATGATTGATATGCTAATAAGTAATCTGGAATATCTTCCCATTTCTTAGTTTCATATGCTTCTTTAATACCCTCCCATTTCAAGAAGGGTGGATAAACGGTATAGTATTTCGGAAATATTCGATATTGCAAAAATCCTTTAAATTGATTAACATCACCTCGCAACATACTGACTAATGTATCGGTATCCTGTAAATGTTGACCTTCCGAAGTATATTTAGCATTGTAAAAGAATTGTTGTACTTCATCAAGTAATTTAGTTAAATCTGCACCAGTTATAGGTTTATCACCTTTATCTTCTAGACTTTTAAAATAAAACCCACCTTTATGAGGTTGTGAATTTCCATTTCCATTTCCATTTCTGTATTGTTCAATTTGTTTCAGAATATTAGAAAATACATTTTCTAGAGATTTATATATTGCATTAAGTTCTTTATCAGTTGTGTCTTTGGAAATATATTTATTATTCTGGCGAAGGTCTTTTAATAAATTTATTATTTTTGTTTTGTAGGTAATTCTAGAAGATGATGTTTTTTGTAGTAGAATGTAGTAATTTATCAATGTGCTAAACAACAGCAATAATTCTACTTTATTTTTTGATAGTTTTATAAATCGGTTGCTAACTCGTTTGCTAATATTCTTGTTTAATGTAGAATTATTATGTCTGCTAGAATACTTCTTTGTTTTAGCTTTAGTTATTGTTTTCATTCTAGTTTTCATTCTAGCGTAATCTTATTTTCTATTTTCTAATAAATAATAAGATTTAATTAGTTTTACTATGTATTATTAGGTACGCAAAAGAATATCCAAAAGAATATAAATAATTCCTAAAAAAATGAAAATAATTAATTCGGATAAATAATAATATAAAAATTGAAAGTCAATATTATATAAAGTATTTAATACATCTAATCATAATACTAATCATATTATCTTATCTAGAAAATGTCATTTGAGCAAATCATCAATGAATTTAATCCTAATGAAAATTCCACTGAAACTGTAAAACTACGTAATGAAAAGCCTAAAAAGGCAATCACACCTAAGAAAAAAGTTGGAAAAGTTGAAAAAATAGAAAAAGTAGAAGAAAATCAAACTGATGATGAAGGACATCTAGACAATTTAGCTGAAAAGTATAAGAAAAAAACACCTCTAGAACATATTAAGGATTTACCTGATACTTATATTGGTAGTATTGTTATTGAAAATGCTAATGTATGGACTCTAGAAAATCTAAAACCTACAGATAATAAATCAATGGAAAAATCTATGGAACAATCTACTGAAAATGCGGATAATCCTAAATATCGGATTATTAGCAAAGAAGTTGAATATGTTCCTGGACTACGCAGTATTATTGAGGAAATTCTAGTTAATGCATTTGATAATATGAATCGTGTTAATCAGAAAAATGCAGTTGAAAAGAAGCGACTACGCAAAGTATCTTATATTAAAGTATGGACTGACCGCGAAAAAGGTCAGATTACTATTGAAAATGATGGAGAAGGTATTGATATTGCACTCCATCCTCAGGAAAACATTTATATTCCACAGATGATTTTTGGCGAACTGCTAACATCTGGTAATTACAACAAGGAAGAAGAGAAAATTACTGGTGGAAAAAATGGTTATGGTGCCAAACTTACCAATATCTTTTCAACATATTTTAAGATTGAAACAGTAGACCGTATTCGCAAACTGAAATATACTCAAGAATATCGCAATAATATGGATATTAAATGTGAACCAGTTATCGAACCTTATAAAGAGGTTCCTTTTACTCGAATCACATTTATTCCTGATTATGCAAAGTTCAAGCTGACAGGTATGAGTGAAGACCTAGAGAAAATGATTAAGAAACGTACAATTGATATGTTTGCGTGTTCTCGTGGCCAACTAGATGTATATCATAATGATGAGAAGATTGAATTGAAAACCTTTTCTGATTATATGAAATTTTATCTAGAACCCGATCATCTTACAGTATCCTGCAAACCTAACGACCGTTGGGAAATCGGTGCTTGTATGAGCCCTAGTTTTACATTCCAACAAGTCAGTTTTGTCAATGGTATTTGTACCCATCGCGGTGGCAAACATGTTGAATACATTGTTAAACAGATTACAAAGAAAATGGTAGATTTTATTAACAAAAAGAAGAAAGCAGACGTTAAAGAATCATTTATCCGTGATAATCTGATGGTTTTCGTTAATGCAACTATTGTAAATCCAGCATTTGATAGTCAAACAAAGGAAACACTGAGTACTCTACCTAAGAATTTTGGTTCTGAATGTGTAGTACCTGATGCATTTATTGATAAGCTTGCAGAAAGTGGTATTCTAGACCGTGCGTTGGCACTAAGTGAGTTCCGTGATAGTCAGGTTTTGAAGAAGACAGATGGTGTTAAGAAGAAGCGTATTCTAGATATTCCTAAGCTAGATGATGCCCATTGGGCTGGAACTAAAAAAGCCGACCAATGCACTCTTATTCTTACAGAAGGTGATTCGGCTAAGGCAATGGCGGTTGCAGGTATTAGTGTTATTCCTAATGGGCACGATTTATATGGTGTCTTTCCTCTGAGAGGTAAGATGGTAAATACTCGTGATAAGGAAGATATTGATATTGCAAATAATAAGGAAATCTGCAACATTAAGAAAATTCTAGCACTACAAGAAGGTGTAGAATACAAAGATACATCTGCACTCCGTTATGGACGGATTATGCTTATGACGGATTCAGATGTTGATGGTTCCCATATTAAGGGATTGTTAATTAATTTCCTTAGCAAATGGCAATCTTTAATGAAACTAAACGGATTTATTACTAGTCTGTTAACACCTATTGTTAAGGTATGGAAAAAGGGTAATAAGAAAGGAAAACTAGATGGTCTCAGTTTCTATACTCTAAGTGCTTATAATGAATGGCTACAAGCCAATAATAACGGCAAAGGATACGAAACTAAATATTATAAAGGTTTGGGTTCATCTACACCGCAAGAAGGCAAAGAATATTTTAAGAATTTCAAAGTTGTCACCTATCATTGGGATGAACACGCTAGTGCAAATGTAGACATGGCTTTTAGCAAAGACCGTGCGGATGACCGCAAAATATGGTTAGCCGATTATGATATGGACGCCATTCTAGATATTAATCAATCTAGTATTACTATTAGTGATTTTATCAATAAGGACTTAATTCATTTTAGCAATTATGATAATCACCGTAGTATTCCCAGCGTGTTTGATGGTCTAAAACCATCTCTCCGCAAAATTATGTATTGCGCATTCAAACGTAATCTTCGGAGTGAAATTAAAGTTGCTCAATTAGCGGGTTATGTATCGGAACACGGTGCATATCATCATGGTGAGGCTAGTTTGAATGGTGCTATTATTAATCTTGCGCAAAATTATGTTGGTACTAATAATATCAATTTACTGATGCCAGAAGGACAATTCGGATCTAGGTTGCTCAATGGTCAGGATTCTGCCGCCCCGAGATATATATTTACCTATTTATCCAAGATTACACACATCCTATTTAACAAGGATGACCAACCATTATTGAAAGCATGCGAAGATGATGGCCAATTAGTAGAACCGTTATTCTATATGCCAATTTTACCAATTATCTTAATTAACGGTACAACTGGTATTGGTACTGGCTGGTCATCTAGCATTCCACAATTCAACCCAGCAGATATTGTATCTAATATTCGCCGACTTATGAGTGGTCTAGAACAAAATGTTCTTACACCTTGGTATCGTGGTTTTACGGGTTCAATCCGCAAGCTTAGTGCTAATAGATGGATTTCAAAGGGTCGTTATCGTGTTATTGATGATAGTACTGTAGAGATTACAGAATTACCTATTGGATATGCCACACAAGATTTTAAGGAATTGCTAGAAACATTTGAAAAAGGTTTTAAGAGTGATGCCCCCACAACTGCAAACAAAAAAGGTACAAGCACAACACCTGTAAAGAAACCCAAATGGGCTGAACTTGCAGATAATGATGGTAAATTGATTAAATCCTTTAAGAATGATAGTTCGGATTCGGTAGTTAGATTTACATTGAAGTTTGAACCGAAAGTACTTATGAAACTGCTTTCTGGAGTAGATAAAACTGGTTTATCAGAAATGGAAAAGATATTTCAATTGTCAACTACAATTTCGTGTGGTAATACAATGAATCTATATGATGAAAATAATAAGCTGAAACATTTTAAGAGCCCTGAAGATATTCTGAAATATTACTATGATAAGCGGATTGAGTATTATGAACTCCGCCGGCAAAATCTTATTAGGAATCTAGAACAAGATTTGCTATTGCTATCTACGCGGGCGCGATTTATTCTAGATGTTATTGCGGATACTATTAAGGTACGTAATACACCAGAAGCCGAAATTATTAAACAATTAAAGCAAAATAAATATTCTATGATGCTAGATAATATTCTGGTAGAATTTAGTAAACTAACACGGGAACAAGTTGAACAAGGTTCGTATGATTTCCTGATTACTATGCCTATTCGAAGTATGACTAAGGAAAAAGTTGATGATTTATTGAAGGAAAAAGAAAAGCGTTCGGCTGAACTGGAAATTCTAAAGAATAAGACTGATAAAGATATCTGGGAAGAAGATTTAAAGGTCTTTGAGGTAGAATATAAAAAACATATGGATGAATTCTTTGAATATCTAGATATTGACCCGAAATCAGTAGAGAAAACCGCTATGAAAACTATTAATCGTAAGGTGACTATTACTAAGAAGTCATCTACAACGCCTTCGGTGATGACTACTCCACAACAATCCGCAGTACCATCGGGTGTACCATCAGATGATGAGTAATCCACTTGTACTAGAAATAATTATTCAAAATCTTTAAAGAAAATATTATCATTTTTTTCCAATGTTTTTATATTCACTACCAAATGCGATTGTATATTTGTATTTATCAATTTACCCCCATTATCTTGAATTGCTACATTACTCAGGCTTTTAATTACGAAATCATTAAACCAGGGTTCAACATCAATAACCCCAGTAGTTCTAGATAAAGATGCAGGTATAGGAATTATAATTTGATTATACAGAGTGGTTGCAACATTAGATTTGGCAGTGTTGATAATATAATGACCATTGCTAGAATTAATCCAGTTATTAAAAATACCGCTTTCATCATAGCTCATATTATGATATTGATATCCTTGAATTTTAATTAAATCATTTGGTTGGAATTCATTACTATTAAAATATGTATTAGTTTGTATTACTAATGTATCTGAAGTAGTTATGGGTATTGTATTACTTGTATTTAGAAAAATGCTATAAATATCTAGAACATCTAAAAGATTAGATGCTAGAATACCATTTGCAGTATTAATACTTAAATCTAATGTTGATATAGTGCCTTCTGGTGCTGGGGAATATTCTTTTCTTTGAATACTTGTATTCTTAAATTCTAGATATGAAATATCAGAAATTATTTTTGCAATAGGTATTGTAGGAGTATAAATTCCAATAGTTTCATTAAGGGTTTTATTAGTACCATAGCTAGAAAAATTTATCCCTTTCGCAATTACGGTAATATAAGGATTATCATTTAGTCTAGGTGCAATATTTGAATTATATGTAGAAATACAAGGACGATTTGGTAATATTATCTTATCTATAGAAAATGCAACAACATTCTTATAATTTTGCGAAACCGTAGAATATCTATCTCTAGAAGACCCTCCTAATTTAACTAAATAATTATATGGTGTTTCATTAGGATAATTATACCAATTTCGATCAATACTATTTATGACCACAATATGATTTTTTATTTTTGTATCCATAATTACTCCACCAGTCGTAGTGTTGTCAGGTGCTAGTGTATCCGATTGATTTAATATATCACCATTAGTAGATATATCATTTCGAAATACTGTTCCTAGAGTTGGTTTATTAATATTATTTATATTTGTAGTGTCTTGATTGTTGGTATTATAACCACCTATTATTTGATTAAACATTCTAGCAGATGATTATTTAATGTATCTAACTTTATTTTTTATAATATTTAATAAATTTATTCTTTACAAGTATAAAATTTACAAGTATAAATTTTTATAATATGCTAGAATACATACACTAGAAAAATGTTAAAAAAACAATGTATAATTAACTATAACTATAACTATATAATACTATGTAGTGCTACGACGGATTAATGTTCGTCGGGAACGATGGCTATGGCTATGTCTATGTGTTCCGTCTAATAAGTGGTGAGCAGTTTTTTGTAAAATGCATACATCATCTAGTAAAATTTTGATGTCATCTTTGCGGTCTTTTTCTTCTAGTTTATCTAGTTTTTGTTCTAGAGATGCTCGGAGACGACTTATGCTATCTAAATATGCTTGGATTTTAAGTGTATTGTGGTGATGTTTAGCTAGACACATCCAACCTAGTTTTTCATACTTATGTTTTAGCCATTTATGCAGACCGTAAAAAGTAGCATCATGAGCATGAGCATGACCACTTTTACATTCATTATTATTATGTTCGTGGTTAGAATCTAGCTTATGGGTACACGATTGTAGACATTTGGTATTTTCAATTAATATCTTAAGGTCATTTTTACGGTCTTGGTCAATAGTATCATTGTGTTTGTGTTCAAGACATTCTAGAAGATGTTGAATACCTTCTTTGTAAGCGCGAAGTTTTAAATCATTATTGTGGTGTTTTGCCATAGCCATCCAACCTAGCTTTTCAAACATTGCATCATGCCATTTATGAAGACCGTAAAATGTACAATCGTAATTGTGCATTCTAGCTAAAATTAAAATATGATATTGCGTATTCTTATCTTAATGCAATATTTTTATATATTTTGTAATAGGTAATAGGTAATAGGCCTAGGCCATGGAACTAGTAATACTATTATTTATGCGGATGTTATATCTATAAAATAAAATAACATACTTAATACAAATAATAGAAATCCAGCAGGTATCATATTATCTTCTAAATTAAATTTACCATACTCACCTGAATTATAACCACTACCATCACCATTATTTAATTTACCCATTCTAGAATTATAGTATTGCAAGAACCAATTTAGTTTTCCATTAATATAATTCATTATATATTGAACAAAATCACCACTCATTAAATTAGATATTATACCTGCATTGTCTGTATTATCCTTAGGTTTGTTTGATTTACTATTATTTGCTATTGCCTTTGTAATGTTGGAATTTGTATTTGTGGGTATTACTGTGGGTTTTGTAATATCTTCAAAGCCTTCAAAGCCTTCTAGAATTGCGTTTTGTGTTGGTTTATCTATTAAATAAGCCCCTCTATTTCCAGGGTCCTGAATAATATTACTAGTATTCATATATGTATTTTCAATCAGTAATTTCTCTTGGGGGGGAATAGGATTACTATATTGTTCTTGTGTATTTTTATTTGTAGTACCAGTAATTAGAGATACTAAACCGCTTTCAATTTGACTAGCTAGAACTAAAGGGTTGATATTAAGTTCTTCTTTCTTTTTTTGTTCTAGGAAATCCATATAGGCTTTGCTGTATTTATCTGCTAGATTATTTTCATCACCGTTAAAATCACTATTAACTAATTGTTGAATTTTGTTGTAATTTTGTTCATAAATGGGTAAAATAAAAGATTTATCTAGAATAGAATTTATTTCCTTATTGGTGGTATTTACTTTATGACTGTAATTATCAAGAAGTTTATTAATGTCGAAATATTCTTCTAATTGATTACGAAGTTTTGTAATTTCTTTTAATTGAGTAGTATAATCAATTGTTGTAGAATTTTGTATTGCTAATTTATTTGATTGTTCTGCAATATCATTATTAGTTTTTGCAATTAATAATTCTAGAACATCAGTTAATGTGTTTATTACTTCTGTGCGAATACTAGTTCTAGTAATAACATTGTATGATTTAATTGAATTATTTAAATAATTAATTATTTTATCAACTCCTTTGGCAATGATAAGGTCATATTGTTTTTGAGTATTTAGAAAACGATTTTTCTTCTGTTGTTGTACTAGTTTCCCTAAATCTATAATATATTGTGCAATTACATCATTATATTGCATTTTGCAAGATTGTATCTGGGTAGTATTAAGATTTAGATTGTCAAATAATGTGGTTGATGAATATGATGATATTAAATTAGTTTGTTCATTAGGTATGTTCTTTGGTATTCCTTTTGGTAATAATTCTGGTAATAATTCTGGTGTTGTGTTTTGTTGTTCTTCGAATGGGCTACGTCCCTTATACCAAAGCCCTGTTGGGCTTTCGAATCCTTCTATATTTTTTGTGGAATGTTTTTTAGTCTTTAGTTTCTTTTTACCTGTTGTGTTGCTATTGCTATTGCTATCAGTTATGCTATTAGATTTGTTTTTTTGTATTGTATGTTTGTCATTGGAATGTATTTTTTTCTCTGCTTCTAGAATATCATTTTCTGTTTCTTCTATGTCTTCTACATTTTGTTCATAAAGTGCTTGGTTGTAAAATCTTTCCTTTTGTATATAATAATTTCTTAATCCAACGAAATAAATAATTAAGATTACTAATACAACTAAAACCCACCCTGTTAAATTTTCCTTGATGAAATTAATTGGTGTTTCTAGAATATCTAATATCATTTTTTTAAAATAATAGGCTTATCTTCTAATAAATCAATTAGATTTTTATTAACTGTTTTTCACTCAATTATTTTTATTTTTATTTTTATTTTCTAAAAGATAAAAGAATTAGATAAAAGAATTAGATAATTGAGGAATAAAATAAATATTCAAAATATTACTATATAATAATAGATAACATTCTGGATAGATATTATTCTAGATAGATAAGATTTTGAATATATAGAAAAAATGTTTAATAATCAAAATCGTTTTGCAAATTTCGATACATTTAATAGTGTTGACCAAATGGATCCATTATTACGTGCTCAACAATACGGGTTTAATGGTCGTATTTTTCTAGCACCTGATGAACAAGTAAAGCCTTATGAATTATTTCAGGATTCTAATCAACAGCAAGATACTAATGTAAGTATAATTAGTAATATAGTAGTTCCAAATGCATTATCTAGAACATATTTTAGTAATGATAATGTAGAACGAATACAACGTCAAATAATTCGGGAAGTATTTCGAGTAATTCAAAAACAGATTGGAAAACAATCTTATCATGAATTACAAATTATTATGAAGAGTATGTATCTACAATATGGTCGTAATCTACCTACTGGTATTGAAGAACAAGTATTAGTATTAAATAAATATGTGGTTGATGAATGTGTTCGACTCATAGTACCCAAAGTATTAGAATATAATAAGTATTTGGAAGATATTACTAGTCCTATACCAATTATGCCACGGTCGCAAAATGTTTCTAATAGCGGTTCTAATACATTTGATTTTACATCTCTTATCCCATCGACTATTACAAATACACACACACCATACTGAATCTATTCTTTGCGTAATATATAAGATAGTAATATGCTAGTATTATGTAAAGTTATTGTAATATTTCTATGTCATCAAATAAAAAGAAAAATAACATTAATACACTTGTAAATAGTAGTACAAAATCAATTGATAGTTTTTTTTCTACATCAACATCATCAAAACCTTCATCCCCATCATCTTTATCTAATATATCACCCTCAATTACTTTTACTACATTATCACAATATAATACATTAGAAAATAATATTCTAACGAATGTTGATGTAAATCATGATAAGGATACGAGAGAAAATGTATTAAAAACTTTATTACAACATAAACTGTTATTTTCGCATACAGAAATAAAAAATAAGATTGATAATTTATCAGAAGATGAAATGACTGAGATTTTTAAAATAATAAAAAATAATAATGAAAAATATAGTACTAATAAAAATGGTATTTTTATTAATCTAAGTACATTGAAAAAAAATACTATCCATGAAATAAGTAATTTTCTATATTTCTGTGATAATAACAACAAAGCTATTATTGAAGAAGAAATTGAACGTGCTAAATACAAAGAAATGATTAATGATTGATTGAATGATTGCATAAACATATATTATTCAATTACAATGACTTCAATTGTATTTGGTTTATTAAGGATGCCATAATATGCCGATATTTAGTAAAATTTTACAGGATTAGCATTAGGTTTATTAGACATATTATAAGATTTTTGAATATTTTCAAGTAGTTTATTAATTCGTGTATTTAATTTATTCAATCGCATTTGATTATCTATTGAATTAAAACGATTTATATTTAGGGCATTATATCCAGAACCAATAGCATTTGAAATAGGAGGTAAAATATTTGCCATTGTAGTATTGGGTATAGTCGTTATTGCAAAATTTTCATTTTTACTCTTATTAATATACCAAATACCACCTATAATTACAAATGTTATAATAAATAATTTAAGTAGATTTAGAGTTTGTATTATTTGCATTCTATTATAATTCTATATTAATACTACATAATATTTCAAATAACTATTTCAAATACCTAAGTCAAATACCTAAGGAGAGAGCAAACCACAGTATGTATTTGGTGTCAATGTTTTTAGTTTAATTTTATGTTCCTCTAGAATATCCAGTGTATCAATAACATTATAAATATCTTGCAATGTAATACCATTTTTACCACGTGAAATCGTTTTCATCTGTTCATATGCATCTGCCATTCCACAATGATATTTTAAATAAGTTTGAATACCTTCTAGAATAACCTCAGGATGTTGTTCTAATTCCTGCCTAATCTTAGCCTGGTTAGGCGATAATCTACTAATACCTACAGAAATCTTTTTTATTGCTATTAAAATATATCCCGCAATAGAACTAATATTACGTAATGCGCTAGAATCGCTTACATCACGTTGATAACTAGTTTCACTCAAAATATCACATACACCATCTATCATTCTTTTTGCCATCTCAATTGCAGTTTTCGCATTTTCTATATCAATCGGATTTACTTTATTAGGCATAGTACTACTACCTATTTCTGTTGCAATGGCTTTTTGTACTAAATATTCCCGACTGATATACAACCAAATATTTCCACGCAAATGTTCTAGAATATGTAAAAACGTTTTCAATTGATATAATACTTTAGTAATACTATCATAATTATCACATTGATTAGTATATTGGGTTCTTACTATTCTAGCATCTGGATTTGAAAACTCTTCCACAAATTCATCACACCATCGAATCCAGTCTATTTGAGGGGAAACAAATTTCATTGCATTGAATTCACCAGTTGCACCACCAAACTTAACTGTTAAACCGTCTTTTATTAAAGTATTTTCTATTTGACTAGATATATTAGTAATTCTAGAATGATAAATAAGCATTTCCTTTGAAAATAAAGTTGGTGTCGCAGGTTGACCGTGTGTAATACCAATCATATAAATATTACAATATTCATGGTTGATTAATTGATTATTAAAGGTGGTTGTTAAATTTTTAATATGGTCTAGAATAAGTTTAGTAGTATCGCGAAAACAAAGTATAAATCCTAGGGAACAAGCATCTTGACTAGTTAAACCTATGTGAATTAGATGAGCTTTTCTAGTTGCTTGGATTTCTGGTAATTCTTTAATAAAATATTCTATAGCTTTGACATCATGTCGTAGGATACGTTCTTTATCGATTATTATTTGGAAATCTTTGTGTGTGAAATCTTGCATAGGGTTATATGTAATTTGAATTCCAGTTAGTTTGGTGAAATATTTTAGTTCTACTAGAATACGATTACGATAATATGCAAATTCATCACAAATAGATAGAAGAGGTTTAACATCTTCTAGATAACGGGTATCTAAACAAGATATTGCAGATTGCATTCTAGAGTTGGTTTAATATTTATGTGTTAAATGGTTATGTTTAAGTAGAGGTAAATATAAACATTGGAATATATAGGAAACAAAAAATGGAAAAAATGGAAAAAAATTATAAAAAAATGAAAACAATTTAATAATATTTAATAAGTATTTACAATCGCCATTAGTGTTCGATTTGCAAGATGTCGTTCTCTGCTGCTTTCCAGGAGCGTCTCCGGAGCTCAGCTCAAGAGGCCAATATTACCCCGGAGATGTTCCTCACGCAGTTCGAAGCCTACATCAGCAACCCATCCAATAGCAGCAACGGCAGTGTCAGCTTCAATCTGTCGTTGGACTTTCAACAGTCCCCCACCAAGATTGAGTGCCTCCGTGCGCTGAAGCAGAACCTTGAGGCGTGCGGCTTCAAGATGTCGCAGTCGGCAGACCCCACCAAAGGGCACTTTGCATTCACCAAGGAAGTGTACCCCTGCCAATGGAGTCCGGAAACTGTCGTTTGCGACATGAGCGACTCTTCCTGCAACAAGATCACAATTCATATGTAAACATCTCGCTGCCAGCGATGTGATGTTTATATGTGGATTCTATTTTTTTTATTTATTTTATTTATTTTAATATGGAAAATATGAAAAACCAGATACAAAAAATTGAAATTCACTCATTATAAATTATCTATTAACAATAATACTCGTCAGTCAAAACACTCATTAGTTAAAACTAAGTCGAAAATGGCAATTACTTTTTCAAAGAAGTTTATGTGTGATGTGCGCCCAAAACCGCGTGAGGTTATTATCAAAGAACAAGTTGATAAGATCGAAAAGAAGTTTGCTAATTTGAAGGATTACAAGTCGATTGATGGCCAACCTGTTAAACATACTATAGATTTGTGGGAAGTTGCATTTAATTGTGATGATTTAAATTTAATAAACTCTTTGGGCATCAAGTCTGATGTTCTAAAATGTGTTCGCAATTCCTTTATAGAAATGGGGTTGACAGAGATTAAGATTACTATAGAAAAACAATTTCCAACGTATGCTGAATTTGCATTTGTGGATGAAAAAGATTATAAAGAGTTATATTATGATACCAGCGATAATCTTGTAAAGTGTACAAAGATCTTTGCTTGTTTCTAGAAAACATAGTTGAATTATTTTTTTGACTTATTTCTTATTCTTATCCACAATGATATGTACAAGCAACCATTACGGATTTATACATTTTACCATCAATTGGACATAATATATTTTCAGGAATACTCAGCCAGTCAACGTCTTCAGTACATTTTGCAACAGTATAAGAATGCATTAAGTCATCCGATTGTAAACAACCATAACCGGGTATTTCGGAAGAAGTGATATAATCGCCATTTTGGATATCACCGGTGATATTAGTAATTAGTATTTGACCTTCACCAATACTAGCAACGTAATTTAATGTTATCATTTCAGTAATATATAATGGATTTTTGGAATATTGACCATTATCATTGATAATATATTCAGGCTGTGTTGTTTTTTTAGATTGTTCGGAATAAGCATAAACCCCAAATACTTTTTTATCATTAAGTTTTGAAGATGGTATTACGGAAACAAAAGTATTAATTATCATTACTTTTTCAACTTTACCAGTAGCAGACATAATCATGCCGGGTAAAATAACAACATTGCTATTGCTAGAGTTGCTATTATCTAGAAAAACTAAATGGCAACCAGTAAATGGACTAAATGAATTGGCAATTGCACCACCATTAACTACTAATTTTGTATCAGTTACAGTAATTTCATTATAATAATTATAATTGTATGATTCAGGATTAATAGTATTAATTCCAACGCGCCCGGATGTAAAATCACCTCCAATTATAGGGTTAGCAGGTACTCCAATGAAATTATTCTTATAGATAGCGAATTTATTTGAATAAGTGGTTGCACTATCTGTTGCACTAGTTGCTAGTCGACTTTCATTACCAATAAATATATTACCAGAACCGTGATTAACTTGTCCACATCGGGAACCAATAGCAACATTGTATATAGCATTATTAAGTGCTCCGACATATTGACCTGCGTAGGAACCAATCATAGCGTTGTTTCCTTCTGCATCTTCATAATGATATAATTCAGTATATGATGATGAAACTGCGGCTTGAACTGGTTCACCTATTAATGTAAAAGTAATATTTTTCGTAATAATTGCACTGGTATTAACTTCATCAACTAATGTTGCATTTGTAATTATACTGGTATCTGTGGGTATAGTATCAGTAATTTCCGTTGATGTATTATTTAATGTGGTATTAGTAATAGTTATATTCTGATTTGGATTAAATTTATCAAATCCAATTGCAGTATTGCTAGTGTATATAGTATTGTTGGAATTATAGAAATCAATATCTCCAGAGCCGTAATAAGTTGTTTCTTCGTCAATAAATGCGGATTTTTCAATTGTACAATAGCGTGGATATTCAGTAATAACGCTATTAGACTCTATAAATATACTATAAGCGGAATTAGATGCTATATTAGAAGTATATGTTGTGTTGTTATATTCCGTTTTAGATACTAAAATTTTTTGACCACCACCAAAAATATTTAATGATGTAGATAAAATATCATTAGTATTTATACAATTTGCCAGAATAGTTGCATTAGTATTAATTTCATTAGATACAGTTCTATCATTGCCAATTGATGATAATGTTAAAAGAGTTGTGCTAGGTATTGATGTTTGGTCAATGCGATATAAATAGTTATTGTTAGTTGTTCCAGATATTTGGATATATTCGCCAGCAATAAATGAACTTAAGTCAGTAGTTGTAGAATGAATAGTATTATTGGATGAATAAAATGTAATATCGCCAGAACCGGTAATTGATGTGTTGTGGAAAAATAGGTTAGTGTATGTAGTAGTTAGGTATTGATTAGGTACAATTATGGAATGTCTTTTTGCAAAATGTATATTTGTTGTTGTAGTATTAGATATATAGGATGAGGGAATAAACGTTGATGTTTTGAAACCTAAATAGTTTTTCGTTGTTGGATTTGATGTAAAATCAATATAATTTGTATCTTGATAAATTCGTAAATTTAATTGTGAAGCAGAACTTCTATCTCTTCTTATAAATTTATAATTGATATATGATATTATACCAGGGTCAGTAAACTGTTTAAAATCAACTCTATCTGAATTTAATGTTATATATTTGTAAATATACATTTTTGATTTATATCCTGTTGTAAAGCCGGGAAATATTGGATTAATTGTTAATGTTAATTTATTATCACTAATACTTGTAATTTCAGCCCAATTCCCATTAATGCCATCAAAACTGTAATAAAATATTTCATTTTCTTGTAATGATGCAAAATTATAAGGTGATACTGGTTTACCATAATAATATGGATTTTGTACATAAGGAATACTAACAGTTAATGGAGTATGAATAGTTATAGTATTAAGTGTTGCATCACAATCAATTCCATAATATTGTAAAGTTGTATCTGAAAAGAAATATGGTCTTCTTTTTTGTCTTTGAATATCACTAGTTCGAATTGTACTTGGATTAGGTTCTCCAAATGTAATATAATGTACGGTTTCAGTTGTTTCATTAGAACAAGTTTCAGTTAAATATATAATATTTCCTGTTCCTAAACCACTAACAAGTAATGGATAATTTTCTAGTTCAAATGTAATATAATTTGTGGATACTATAGTTAAATACAGATATGTAGATTGTGCTTGAAAGGATAAAAATTTACCATTAGTTCCAACATTTTGAATAAATTTTTTAAAATCTAACTGATTTAGATAACTAGGATTAGTTGAATTATTAACATATTCATTACATGCTAAATCTAAAGTTCCACCTGTTCCTATATTAAAATTTGTAATATAAACAGTACCATTTAACACATAATTATTTAGAACAGTTATAGACCATGTATTTGGAACAAATCCACCATAATTAATACTTGAAATTTCATATAAACCATTATTATTATTAGTTGAATTTGTAATCTTTAAATAATGCCCAAATCCAATTGAAGATAATGAATTATATAAATTGCTACCAATAGTGTCGGGTATATCAAATCTATTCATTGTTATAAAACTGATACTAACTCCTGTATATTCAAAATGAATAAATTTACCAATATTAGGTAAATAATTTGAATAATTATCCGTTTTTGCAATATACATATCATAATCGCTACTGACATCATTTTGTAATTGCACATCATCAGTACAATATACAGATGAGCTAAATATTGCATTAGTAACAGGTGTTATTTTTACACCATCATTATATTTACTACCATAAATAACATATTGTTGGTTTGAATCTAGAACAGCTAGATTTGAACTATTTAACATTGTTGAAATACTATTTTGTTTTAGAGTTATAGTATTTGTTTCATCACTACCTGGAAAAGTACCATTTATTACCATAGTATTATATGGATGATGATTTGCCTTAACTAAATAATAACCATCGTTTCCATTTGCAGAATTCTCTATTTTAATAACAACAGGTGCAATAAAATCCACAAAACCCCATTCAACACTAGTAGTTATAGTGTTATTAGATGTATAGATTGTTGCAGATAATGTAATATTAGAATTTTGATATATTAAATCAGCACCGGAAATATAACTTTCAAATGCTGCACTTGATAATTCAGTACCATTACCAGATAATGCTAGTCTTCTATTTTTTGTATTTTTTGTTGTTATATATGTATTAATAATAGCATCATTTAATCCAATAGCACCATTATATATGTTTTCTAGAACATATGCACCATGATATTCAAAATCTTCATCAGATGAAGGATTTGGTACTTTATAATCCACATTTAAAATTTTACCATTCCAATTAACTGAATTATTAAATATATTACTAAATAAATTAAAATTTATTGGCATTATTTCAAAAAAAGTATTAGTTGGTACAGTTTCATCTGCTTTTATTGGTGTTGATGGACTAAGTTCCCAAATATAAGTTGTAGGGGTTAAAAACGTTGAATTTACATAAAAATATCCATTATTATATTGGGTTCCTAATATTTTATATAATCTATCACCAGTTAAAACAAAAATTGCAGTATATGGCATATAAATTCTATTATTAGATTTGCTAAATTGTACAGCTGAATACGAATAATAGTATAGTGTAGCAAATGAACTAGGTGTAATATTTTCTACTGCACCATCCGTATATAATATATTGTTTTGAATAGTTATATTATCTATATTTTCATTTACATAAGTCCCATTTATATAAATACTTGTGCAACTAGTTATTGTTCTAACATCAGGATTTATTGTATAAGTACCTTTTTCACTTCCAAATTGTAAATAAAAAATATTATTAGGATAAATATCTTGAAATCCAAAATTTGGATACTGTGGACTTGTAGTACAAACAATATTTCTAATAGTAAAATCTACACTAGTACTAATACTTTCACTAAAAATACCTGTATTAGATGTTATATAAACATTACTACCTGTTTGATTAATTGCATCTAAAGAATGTATGCCATCATTGTATAATGAATTAGTAATCTTGAAAAATGTAGCATTTGATATTGATGTATATGCATCTAAAGCATCCCCACTGGACGGATATCCAATTCGTAAAATACTTGTTGCATTATCAAATTCACCACTAGTAATAGTTGTATTATAATTTATAAATTGGAAATCTTGTACATTTATCTTATAATCATCAGGATATAATGATACTGGTAGACCATTTTCTTGAATATTTGGAAATCCTTGTACCACTATACTATTCGATGTGGAATTATTCACATTATAACGACCATCATTACTACTTGAACCAATAATTTCAAAAACACTTCCATAAGGATATACACCAGGCGCACCACTATTAAATACAACAGTATTATTAGCACTATAAAATGTCATATCTAATGAACTATTACTATTTACATATTGATCTAGAGAATACCCAGCATTTGTACCCAAACACAAATTATTATTAGTATTCAATGTATAACCTGCCTTTGAACCAAATGCTACATTATTTTTTCCTACTTTGTTATTATACATTGCTTCATCGCCAATTGCAGCATTTTTGCTACCATCACTCAAATTATATCCAGTATTAAAACCCATACAAATATTTGCAGATGATTTACTAGTATCTATTCCCGCAAATTCAATATTAGAATTAACTTTATACATTATCGAACCAATTGGTAAATTCACACTAGAAACATTATCTAACACAATCTGAGTAGTTGTAGCATCAATTTCAATAATTGCAGTAATAAATCCTATGGCAAAATCTTGGGTAGTTGAAATAGTAGCTGGATTATATATTCTCGCTAAATCACCAAATTTAAAATAATATGTTGCACTACCATATGGTAAATTAATATTAACATAATTATCATTTACATTCATAATACTACTAGTATCTGCCTTAAAATATAATGTTCCTAAATTATTCGCTACCTGATAACCCATTAAAATATTATTTGTACCTCCAGAACCAACTCCACCCGCATTTGTACCCATAATAAGTGAACCTGATGCAACATTGCTATATTGACCAGCTAATCTACCTAAAACTAGATTATTTACAAATTCTAAAGGACTATCTATATATTTACATGCATCAGTTCCAATAATAACATTATTTGCTGCTACCTCACCATTAGGTAATGCACTTGCACCCATTATTATATTAGAAATACCAATTGCATTATTCTTACCGGCTTGATAACCTATACATATATTGAAATCTGCATTATTCAATTTACCTGCATCATTACCCATTATAATTACATTACTTGCATCTCCAACTGACATACTATTAGCACCAATAACTACACAATTTTGCGCATTAATCGCATTTGCACCGGAATTTGAACCAATAAAAATATTATTAATACCAGTTTCTAAATCATGACCCGCTTGCGAACCAATTATAACATTATCACCTAAACCACTAGTACCAACTAAAGATGCACCTGCTTCACTACCAATTATAACATTATCTTGACTATCTACATTCGCTGTACCTGCATTTAAACCAATAAATATATTTCTATCTCCTGTAGTATTATTCTTACCTGCATTTGTACCAATAAAAATCTGATTATCTTGTTGGATATTCTGTCCTGCCTCACTACCAATTATAATATTTTGATTATAATCAGTACTAGTACTAAGGCCAGCAACACGTTTACCAATCAATATATTTTCCTGACCAGATTGATTGAGGAGACCCGCATCTGTACCCATAGCAATATTATTATCAGCAGTACTTGCACTTGCATCCCGACCCGCATTTGTACCAATATAAATATTTTGTGTACCAGTAGTGTTATTCTTGCCTGCACTATCACCCAGAAAAATATTATGGTCTCCTGTTGTATTTGCAATACCCACATCATGCCCTACAAACACATTATACTCACCACTAGAATCCGCTAAGTATCCAATACCCTTATCATCATCACGTGCAGAACCAATGAAAATATTATGACTAGTACTACCTGTTGAACCAGTGTTTTCACCAATAAATACATTCTTAGACCCTCCGATACTAGCTTTACCAGATTGGTATCCTAGGAAAATATTACGATAACCATTATCATTTGCATTACCTGCACTAGTACCCATAAAAATATTATCATCACCTATTTGTTGATTATTTGGATTATTACCATAACCCGCATTCTGACCTACAAATATATTATTTGTTCCCGTTGTATTCTGAACACCGGTACTAGTACCAATAAAAATATTATCATTAGCAATTGAGTCATAACCCGCTTCATAACCAATATGAATATTATTTGCATTTGTTGTACTAGTAAATCCAGTCTTATAACCAACATTAATATTATAACTACCCGACTGATTATTATATGCCGATTGATAACCAGCATAAATATTATATCCACCAGTATTGAGATTATAACCCGCTTCTGGTCCCAACACCACGTTATAGGAACCAGTATTAAGACTAAAACCACTCTTATATCCTAGCAGTAAATTATCCAAGCCATTTGTTAAATTTGCACCTGCATTACTACCTATCAATGTATTACCACTACCTAATTGAATTGCACGCCCTGCCTTAAATCCCATTAAAGTATTATCACTACCAGTACTTATCAAGCGCCCGGCACTTTCAATAGAATCACCAGAACCTACTATAACATTACGAGTTCCTGAAGTCAGATTATAACCAGTATATGGACCAATCGCAATATTATATGCACCCGTAGTATTTAGTTTTGGCAATCCACCAGAATTATATCCCATAAACATATTAAAATCACCCGATACATTTGAACCCGCAGAATATCCAATTGCATATGCACCCATACTAATATTTTTAACACCCGCATTATGCCCGATAATTAGAGCATTTCCAACAGTATTATTAACACCCGCACCACCACCAATAATTACTGATTGCCCAGCTGTTGTTAATGATGTAGCGGTATCTTTACCAATAAGAATATTATTAGAACCCGTTGTTATGCTAGAACCGACATTGGAACCTAAGATTACATTGTTAATTGCATTAGTTGCACTAGAACCTGCCTTTACACCTATTAAAATGTTGTCATTACCATTTTCTAGATTCCATCCTGGGGCATCACTTGTACCACTACCACTAACCGAACCAACAAGAACATTACGGGAACCAGTATTTAGTGAATAACCTGCTTCAGTACCTATTACTGTATTATATGATGCCAAAGCATTAGCATTACTATAACCAGCATTATTGCCAATTAATGTATTGCAATTTCCGGTTGTATTATATCCTGATTGAAATCCTAAATATGTATTCTGGACTCCTAAACCATTATTAAAGCCTGCACTAGTACCTATTGCTATAATATTACTAGATGTATTAAAAAAACCACTTTCAGCACCAATAAAAACATTATTATTACCATTTGAATTTTTTCCACTTTCAGAACCTATAAATACATTAAAATTACCACTTTCTGTAAGCGCACCTGTTTCCCATCCTAATGTAGTATTTCCAATTGATATATTAGAATAACTGTTAAAACTAGCTTCACCAATTAAAACATTATTATTAGAACCAGATGACATATTAATACCTACATTAGAACCAACAATAACATTTAATGAACCATTTAATAATTTATTTGCACAATTATAACCTATCAAAGTATTTTCAACACCAGATGCTAGTAATGCACCTGCATTTGAACCTACAATTGTATTATAACTATTATCTAGAACTGCACCTGCATTATTACCTATCACTGTATTATGCTCCGAAGTAGTGATACTAGCGCCAGCATTATTACCAATACCCGTATTATAAGAACCTGTAGTGATACTTGAACCACTATTAACTCCAATAAATGTATCATTAATACCGGTGGAATTCAGTTTTCCTGCACTATCACCAATAGTAATTGTTCCTAATGCTTGTTCATTTTGACCCCGCGAATTTAGTGATTGATAACTAGTATTATACTGCGAGCTAGTAAAAGTATAACAGCCGTTGCATATGATTCTAGAGGATACTGGACTGGTATATGTATCTCCTATTAGATTAACACCATTACAAACTATAGTATAATAATCATTTGCAAAAATACTGTATTCAACATTATCACTTGTATTAATTATACCATTGAATATTTCAATTAATTTTTCATTCATTGTTGTATTATATGTTTTGATACCTATATTCTGGTTGATACCAGAATTAACTACACAAGTAATATTATTTAATGTAGCATTACTATCTACAATTATCATACCAGTATTTTCATTTGTTATCCCGGAATCTGCAATAACATTAACATCATTACAAATAATATCACTACCAGAAATTACCATAAGTCCGGAATTCAATACTGGTGTAGTAGTTGTATTATCATTAGATTGGACTGTTATATTAACGCTAGAAAGGGTTATATTACTAGCATTAGATAGATAAATACCATAATTAAATACTGACCCACAAATACTGGCTATTTCTAGATTATCTAGATGTACTTGTTCAATAGGGTTAATAGGGTCTGCAACATATAAAACTGATGTAGTAGCATTACTAGTGTTTAATACACTAGAATTAACAATCTTAAAATTACTTACTCTAGAATAAGAAGCTAACAATAGACAACTAGAATTGCTAGTAGGTGATCCCTTACTAGGTACATAACTATCTTCTGCCTGATAAAATTGTAGGGTTGTATTCTGGATACCATTACCATCAATATTTACATATGGTTTACAACTAATGTATTCTTGTTCTTGATATAAACCAGAATTAATACTAATCAAATATTGATTATTTTCAGAATTATCAGTAATATCTGCAAGTGCAGTGCTAAGTAATGTATAATCACAATTTTCTTTACCAACTGTAATAGTCTTATATCTGGTGTATAGTATTCTAGACGGTGTAATATTTACATCACCTTGAATAATATTATTAGCTAAATTAACTAGATAATTAGAATTACTATCATTATTCCAAATTGAATTTGTTGAACCCGTAATTGAAGATTTTTCAACATCTAGTTTATACAGTGCTTCTAAAGTAATACTATTACTAGAAATGCCCTCTGTACTTAATCTATACTTATCCTCTAATTCTAGAACACTATTACTAACAACATTAGCAATTTTATATAAACCATCATTCAAACCTGAACCGGAAATTGTTATATATTGACCCCTCAGAAAACCTAATGTTGTAAAATTAACAACTCCAGTATTATTACTAGTTATTCTATCTAATTGCCCTGTTGCGGTATAATGGGTAAAGTCTAAAACATTAGCAGATGTAGTAGTAATTAACGGTGTTGCTGATTCTAGAATAACACCATAATTATTACTAATTGACTGGTCATTATTACATTCAATTATAGAATTAGTTATTACTGCACTAGAATTAATAATATGGATACCGTAATTACTACACCCAGAAGTAATATTTTCAAAGTTATTATAAATTTGTATGTTATCTAGAATAGGAATATCCCCATTAGAAGGTAATCCAGAACAATCTACCAGTTTTATTGCTGTATTATAACTAGTGTTGCTTGTATTAATATCAACTTTATTGTTTTGTATAAAAGGTGCTGTATTTTGTATACAAATTGCGGATACATTAGAAGTTATTAATGGACTATTAATATTAAATCGGCAGTTAGTAATTCGATTAGTATTGCTAGAATCAGCCATCCAGATAAAATACATTTCTTCTGTAGTATTGCATTCTGGCGTAGTAGTAAAAATACAATTATCTATAACTACATTACTCTTATTGGAAATATATAAACCATTAACAATATTAGATGTAGATACATCATCAATATTTATTACAAGATTGTTAATAGATGCATTTTGTCCTACAATAATCATAGAACCAGTAGCTATACTAATATTACCAGTATTTAATGTGATTATCGAATTATAATTTGACTCACCAAAAAGAGACACATAATCTGGAAGTGTAATTTGATTCAAAGGCTCAGAGTATTGCCCAGGTCCAAGTTGAATTACAAATGGATATGTTGGTGATGGTGCTGAACCCAAATTACTAGTTAGAATACCATCTAGATAACCACCACTTGGAGTACCAATAGCACTAGTAATAGCTTCATTAATAGTTTGATAATCAGCAGCACCTAGAATAGGAGATACAGTAATTACTAATTGATTGAAACGACTAACACCTGCAGCTATAGAAGATAGTACACCAGTTGATGGGTTAATGTTTAAGTTAGTACCTACTTTAATAACACCTAGATTACTAGCGGATGCAATATCTTGGGTTAAAGGACGCCATATTTCACCTAATAATGCACCATTACTTCCGTGATAGCCTTCAAATTTAAGTGTTGATTGGTTAAAACGTAATTGACCTATTGTACCATTGGATGTTTGATTACCACCTTCTAGATAACTAAGGATTATAGATTTATCAAAGGTGACAATTTGTGTAGGGTCAACTGACATCTTAATCTAGTAGTATTAGGTAAGACTTATCTATACTATATTCCTATTAAATTTTTTATATCTTAACAATTTGAAATTTAATTTCTATTTAATTATTTAATTATTTAATTATTTAATTGTTTATTCTAGTTTATTCTAGTTTATTCTAGTTTATTAGAACATATCATACTCCAGAATGCTGTCTTTTTACCTTTCTACATAATAAAGTATAAGAAAATGGATTATTCACAATTGGTTATAGTTTCTGAAATCGCATTATCACTATATCCACAACTTATAAAATTGGTTCCAACTACTTTAGATATACAATTAGCCATTAGATTGATTACATATTCTATTCTAGCATTATCATCTTTACCAATATTTGAAACATTAAAAGCATTAAAAACAATACCAATTACTAGTTCCATAGTAATGGGTTTAGTAAATATTTTACACATAGCTTCATCATATTACAGCTTCAAAACATTATCTTCCGGATTTAGTTATTCATTATTCTATACATATCCAATATTTAACCTATTAGGTCGTTCCATATTCAACACCGAAAAAATATCATCAATAAACTATCTATATATCGCAATAGCTATATTTGGCGTTTATCTAGTTTATTATAAACAATCACACCAGAATATATCTAGTTCTGAAAATACTGCAAATACTGAAAATATTGCAAAGAATGATAACCAAAAAGAAAAAGGATTAATTGCTGGCATATGTAGTGCTATTACAGAAAGTCTTATATATTTTATGGTCAAAAATGATATACCTACAATATCACCATTTATCCAAATAATCAAAACTTATTTATTAGGTGGAATATTATCTCTTGGTTATCTAGGATATAAATCAATCCAACCACCAGAAACATCATCAGAACTAATTACAGATACTAAGCTAGATTGGAATGATTGGATATCAATAGTATTATTCAATTCATTAATTGGTTTTGTTGGTTATGTACTTCGATTTTATTTAATACCTAAAACGACTACATTAACTTTCAATAGTTTAATATTTACTGGTGTAATTTTTGCTTATATATGGGGATATATTCTGGGAGATGAGCCAATTTATTTAGAAAATATTCTAGGTAGTGGTTTAATATTAGGTTCAATCTACATGATAAATAAAAATTAACTAAGTTAGATTATATATATATCCTTCATTGGAATAATATCTGTGAATTTCAGAAACAATTGCATTATTATTAACTAATTTCAATGTATCATAATAAGCAAACATACATTTATTATCTAGAATATATTTCTTGATGAGAATATTACTACATCTGCTAGAATCAATTCCATTAAGGAACTCTAGATTTCGATATCCAAATAAACTATTACAAACCAATTCTATAATATCATCCGGTAATTGGACATATGATTTGGTATGTTTCATTCTAGCATATCTATCTAGAATATATTGACTAATATCATATTCTAGAATAATGTAATAATGTTGACATTGTTGATGTTGTTGATATTCTTGATATTCTATCATAAATAACGGCAAGTAATAATATATTTGATATTTTGTATTATCAATGATTGGTATTTGTTCAATGTCATAAATAGTATCTTCTAGAATATAACATTTACGAAATTGCACCATTGTAAGGTAAGAGTATTTATATTTTTTCAAATTATTACATTTCAATTTTCTATTATTCCTGTCTGCTTTATTCTAATAAATTATTATTTAGTATTATATATTAGAGAATGTAATTTGAATAATTAATAATGCAATTTGTACTGATGTAATTGCTCGCATGAATTGGCTTTTAGCTGTAATATCACCATAACCAATAGTAGTATGGGTACCCATAGCAAAATATAATGCATCTAGAAATGTTAAATCGTCATTAGTATTAGTATGAAAATTTGTATTATTTCCCATACACCAATAAATTATTGCAAAACATATAATAATTATTACTGCAATTACTAGAAATCTTAATTTTTTATTTTTTTGTAATGATAATAGTAAATGATACATTATGGATTATGGATTATGGATTATGGATTATGTATTATGTATTATAATTAAATTATATTGAGAAAAATAAAAAAATAGTATCGAGTTAACAATGCAGGTATTGCTCAATATATTTGGCACGGAATCGCATCATTCGTTCGCAGGTCTGGTACAATAGTGGCAATCGTGTAGAGCCACCATTTGGAAATACGTGATTGTATGCCTCGGGGGTAAGCATTACAACATTACTTTCCATATAGTCGTGACCACAAATGGCAATCTCCAAAATGCCATCATCTAGCAACTTGCGAAGACCAGCACGTGAGTAAGGCTTTCCTGGGATAATGCAATTTCCAACCATCTTGAAATCGTAGTCAGTCGTATTCATATCTTCCAGTTTTTCCTTAATCAAATCTGCAATATCACAGCTTAGTGTTGCAGAGAGTGTATTGTAGATGCTGGAATCCATTTTGCGACCATCGGTAATCTTAACCACCGCATAGAAAATGAAGTGATCGGACGTACCGATTTGACAGTAGTATCCAGGATTAAGATTGAATGTCGGATGCTTGCCGAATCGAACAATGTGTTGGTTCATTGCAAAACCTTCCTTGAACGTCAGTCCGGTTTTCAACGGGATTGGCAACCCAGTGATTGGACACACTGGCAATTTCTTGCGGATGGTAATGGATTGCGAGCTGTTCTTCTTTTTGCCTGTTCCAAGCTTGGCGACATTGATTTCGTACTCGTCGGTACCACCTGGAAATGTCCGGGTGGTTCCATCAGAATCCTGAATCCAGGTACTGGTGCCGGTGATGCGAATGATCGCCGTGAGGGCGACCACCCAGGAAAAGAGAATAGTATCCTCTGTGGTATTGGGCATTGCCAAAGCTTCCGTAATACGTGCCAGGAAAATAATAGTAGATATTAAATAAATAAATTTTCATTTTTTGATAATTTTATTCTTTTATCCGAAAAAAACATATCTTACATTCTAGAGTAATGCAATCTAAAAAATTGAATATAAAAATTCTTTTATCAAAACAAATTATAAAACATATAATAAAATCAGTAATTAATCTCATTCTAGAATTATAATGTCATCTACTGCCAGCAATCGTATTACTAAATCCCTGATTACTAAACTAGAGGAAAATCCACATATTGAAGGCTTGGAATTAGATATTTCCATTCTAGAAAAAATTATTATTCAAGCTATTAATGATTATTATAATACTGATAAACCATTACTAACTGATAATACTTTTGATATTCTAGAAACTATTCTACGTGAAAAGAAACCAAATAGCAAAGCATTTGATAAAGTTGGTGCGCCAGTAGTAAATCCTGCAGATGCCGTAAAATTGCCTTATTATTTAGGTTCATTGGATAAAGTAAAACCTAATGAAAAATCACTTACCAAATGGCTTTCTAAACATAATAAACAAATAGTAATCTCTGAAAAACTAGATGGTTTATCATCCCTATTAGTTATTTCTCTAGGCAAAATAGATAACTCATTACAAATGCAACTCTATAAGCATGGTGATGGATATGAAGGGCAAGATATAAGTCATCTTCTCACTCATATTTCACTTGGTAATCTAGATAAGAAATCGATAATCAAAATGATTGAAAATCCTGATAACAAAGCAAAACATATTGCATTACGTGGTGAAATTATTATTAAGAATAGTATTTATAATGAAAAATATAATAAAATGTATCCAAAGGCGCGTTCTCTTATTGCAGGAATAGTAAATGCTAAAACACAGAAAACATCAATTATCCAAGATATGGAAATTATATTCTATGAATTTATTTATCCTGCAGACATGACTTTTAAAACCCAATTTGAAACTATTGCTCAACTAGGTTTTAATACTGCTAAATATAAGATATATCAAACTCTAACCGAAAACCAATTACCTACAATTCTAATGGATTTTAAGAAAGAAAGCGAATATGAGATTGATGGTATTGTTCTAGATGATAGTTCTCAAGTTTGGCCACGTGCAAAAAAAGATAATCCAGAATATGCAGTTGCTTTTAAGATGCAATTAGAAGAACAAATCGCAACAACTACAGTTATCAATGTTGAATATAATATTTCCAAACACGGTACATTAGCACCACGTATAGAATATACCCCCATTGTTATAAAAGGTGATACTCATCAATATACAACAGGTTTTAATTTGAAATATATTGTGGATAATAAAATCGGTAAAGGGACAGTCTTAAAGATTATTAAGTCTGGTGATGTAATTCCTTATATTTATGAAATTGTTAAGCATTCTGGGGAACCTCAAATGCCATCAACAGATATTAAATGGCATTGGAACGAAACCCGAGTAGATGGAATAGTAGATGATTTGGAAAATAATCAAGATGTTCGTATTCAGAAAATTATTGCATTCTTTAAAACAATGAAAATTGACGGTGTAGGTGAAGGTGTTGTAAATAAATTTATTAATGCAGGTTATGATGAAACTAAAACTATTCTAGAACTTACACCAGATGTAATTGCCAGAATAGATGGTTTCCAACTAAAAAGTGCCACCAATGTTTATAATGCTATTCATAAAGTTATTAATAACCCACAACCTCTAGAGCGCGTTTTGATGGCTAGTGGTGTATTTGGTGTTGGATTAGGAGAAAAGAAATTTAAAGTAATTCTAGATGCTATTCCAAATTTCTATAAGAAATGGCAACAAGATAAAATTACTAAAAGCGATATTCTAGCAATTGCTGGTTTTAGTGATAAGACTGCAGACCTATTTATTCTAGGAATGCCAAAATTTATTGAATGGCTAACTTTACATTCAATGATTAAGATTGAAACTGATGACATTGCAAAAACTGATACTCCTAAAGGGACTGAATTTGCAGGTATGATTGCAGTTTTTACTGGTGTTCGTAATGCTGATATGGAAAAGCGCATTGTTGATGGTGGTGGAAACATTGGTTCTAGTGTTTCTGGAAAAACTACTGTTGTTATTGCAAAAGACCCATCTGAAAACAGTAGCAAGCTTAATAAAGCCCGGGAAATGGGTATTGAAGTTATTGGTGTTGCTGATTTTGAAAAGAAATATCTATCGAAGTAATTGATTATTAAACTTATTAGTTTTTCTTATTAGTTTTTCCTATTAGTTTTCTTGTGTATTTTTTTTGATTTTTATAAAAATTGAAAGTATTTTCTTTTTCTTTTGTATTAACCCATATTCTAGAATGCCAGATTATAATATTACAGAATTAGATATATCGAAACAAGGATTAACTAAATTGCCAAATGATATCGATAAATATTCTAATCTTAAAAAATTAAATTGTCTTGGTAATCAAATAACTAATCTATATAATCTTCCACCAAATCTGGAAATTTTGTATTGTGATGATAATCAAATAACTAGTCTATATAATCTTCCGCCAAATCTGGAAATTTTGCACTGTCGGAATAATAAAATAACTAGTCTAGATAATCTTCCCGCAAAACTTGAAAAATTGTTCTGTGATGATAATAAAATAACTAGTCTAGATAATCTTCCTGCAAAACTTCAAGTTTTGCACTGTCGGAGTAATAAAATAACTAGTCTAGATAATGTTCCACTAACTCTGAAAGAATTGATTTGTTCTTATAATGAAATAACACATCTAGATAATCTTCCAACAAAATTAGAAGTTTTGCATTGTGATTATAATAATATAACTAGTTTAGATAATCTGAATATAAATCTTAGATTTATATGGTGTTATGGTAATCCATTAAAATACACTTTTTACCCAAATTTAGAAAATATAAGAAAATATAACAAACAACTCTAACTGATGCCAAAAAATTGAATTTTAGATATTATACAATGCATAAATTACCATTAAAGGCATCATATCTCACCTCATTAGCCACCATTAACACTAACTCTAATATTAGTGTAATATTAGTGTAATATTAGTGTAATGTGTAAAAAAATAAAGGATTTTGATATTAACAAATATATTAAGAATGATTACGATAATACTATTGAAAAAACAACAGAATTTATTAATTTATTTACCAAACGTGTAGATATATTGAAATATGACAATAATATTACTTGTAATATTAAAGATGATACAACTATAAAAATAATTGAAATTATGGATAATAAAATTATGAAAATTCGTGCATTATTAGATAAAATACATTATAATCACATTTTAATTGTTCAAAGGTGTAAAAAATATGAACATGGTAAAATATTATCTAATGCTAGAGTTAAAAGATTTCCTGATAGGCAACAAAAAATAATTAACAATAATACATTAGAAAATACAGAAACTTTTGTAAAAAGAAAACGTGGACGTCCTAGAAAAAATCAATTACAACATATTACTAAATTATTTGATATTCCAACAACGATTACAGATGATAAAAAAAAATATATAGAAAATAATCTGTTAGGTTTTCTATACTGCAACCATCCTGACTATACGATGCCCACTACACTATCCTATGATAATGTATTCTAGACATTCTAGAAAATAATATTTTTTTTCATTTCATAGAAATGTATAATTATCCATATCATAAGATACTGGTTGAAATGGCTCATTAACATATAAATATGGACTATAAACATTACTAGAACCATTAAAGTTATTTTGATACAAATTTGTACTGGGTATCTTATAATCATTATTGTTTAGTGGTACTGTTGTTGTTATTGGCACGGTTGTTGTTATAGGTACTGTAGTACTAGTCGCAGTTGCTCCTATCAATGTAGTAGTCTTAGGAATTGTTGCACCACTAGTTGTACGTCCACCTAAACCAACACTGTTTGAATTTGATATAGAACCAACACCAGTTCTAGTAGCACCGGTAGTTGCAGTATTGGCATCGGCGATTGCAGTATTGGCACCTGTTATATTGGTACCTGTTATATTGGTACCTGTTATATTGGTACCGGTGGTTGCAGTATTGGCACTGGTGGTAGTAGTATTTACACTAGTTATATTGGCATTGGCATTAGGGGTAGTAGTATTTGCACTAGTTGTATTGGCACCTGTTATATTGGCATTGGCATTAGGGGTAGTAGTATTAGCATTGGCACCAGTGGTAGTAGTATTGGCATTAGTGTCTGTAGTATTTGCACTAGTTGTATTAGCATTGGTGGTATTAGTATTGGCATTAGTGTCTGTAGTATTAGCGTTGGTGGTAGTAGTATTGGCATTAGTGTCTGTAGTATTGGCATTGGTGGTAGTAGTATTGGCATTGGTGGTTGTAGTATTGGCACTAGAATTCGTAATTGGATCGGTGAATGTTTCTAAAGCATTTGTACTATATTTAACTAACAGTATAACTAAAATTATTATTATAACAATAAATACTGAAAATATAATAAGTTTCTTTTTTGAAATCATTTTAAATATGATTATATTAGTTCTTCTAGAATAAATAGATAAAATAAAACAAATAAAACAAATAAAAAACGATAACTAATAATTAACCAAAACTAGTATTCTAGCTTAATTATAGTATTATCATTATTACGAATGAAACGCCATTCATTCAAAGTAATATAACCCTTTACCCAATCATCATGGTCTTTCAAATCATCAATAATCCGATTAGTACCAAAGTATGCATGTCGGATTACCGCTGATGTGGTAATTCCATGTCCTAGACAAGCAAAGTTAAATCCGCCTTGCATATTAACAGTATGCCCACTATCTAGAATGAAATCATACATATATTCTCCTGCAATAGCACCGTGTGTAGCAGATGTATAATATTCCGGAAATATCCAGTTATTACTATTACTATCACTATTACTATTACTATCACTATCAATATAAAATGGATGAAAATGTGTAATTGCATCTTTACCATTAAGACAAATCATCAACATATCATACATAATCTGTAATTTAAGAACACATTTAACCCGCGCAGTACCATTTATAGTATTACGCGAAATTACAATATCACCTGGTTGAATATCTTGAACTGCTTTATTAGTACCATCTGCCATATTAACTAGCCATTTACCAGTAAAGCATCCACCAGAAACATTATAATACGATGTTGGAATAGAAGCATAACTAGGGGTTGGTGTATATGTAGGTGTTGGTGAAGCAGGATTACCATATGCATTATGTTGATTTGTATAATTAATATTCATTACTGGCACCATTAGACTTGGTTCAGGAGGCGTAATATTGCTAAAGATAGTTTCAATTTGGGTTTGGTAAGTTTTAAATGTACTGCCAGTAAAATGTTGTGGTGCCAAATCCTTAAAATTCAAACATTGTTGTAGCTCATATGCGCGCAATACTGACCGCAAATAATGACGACCCCATTTCTTATACCACGATTCACGTTCAACTGATTTTCCCAATTGTCCCTTATTTGGATCGGCATCTAGAATATCTGTTGCCAAATCCTTAATAAAAGCAGTTTGTAGACATTGTGTTTTAAGATTCTCTAGAAAAGGCAATAGTCGGTCTTTATGTCTTACATTTTCAACTAAACTTTCAATAATAGAAATAATACTATTAATTGACATACTAAATTCAATATTATTAATATTTGAATTTTCCAAGACATTAATAATAATTTCATTATCATTGTAATTATTTGTGATAATACCAGTAATATTTTTTTCACCAATTTGAAAAGATTTTCCTACTTTGATTAGAATATTTCGAGTTTGCCCATACAATACAGAACCAACATTTAAAGTATTATTAACACCATTATTGATAGATTGCATCTTATTTGCACTGCAATATGTCAAATTATGATTAGTGGAAATATCCAATGTAAGATTTGTAATAGCAGTTGCTAGAATATTACTCATTGCATTAATGAAAATTGTACCAACCATAGTACCATCTGGAATGAACCCGAAAATACCATTACCTTTAGTTGCAATATATGCTAGTTTATCGCTTTCTACATCATATCCATAGGCAAATGTATGAATAGTGTATTTCAGTTCACGAGTATTGATATATGTATTAAAAGTGGGAATAATTCCACGAGGTGGGTCATAATTAGCTGCACCATCAGTAAGAACCAGAATAGCCACATTACGATTTTTTGTGTCAACCCGATTTGCCATGTCAATAGCATTCTTTAGACCAGCCCATAGATTAGTATTACCACCTGGCCGCAATGTTGAAATCGATGTTGAAATCAGTTGTTTGTTGTCTATAGTTGTAGGTGCTAGAACAATATTGGCGTATTGGTTAAATGTAATTAGTGCTATTTCATCTTTCCCTGATAGGGATTGGTGAATGGTATTCAATGAATGTTTAACCAAATCTAGCCGAGAGAATCCATCGTTTTCACTATTAGGATTATATTCAGTAGCACGTTCTCCCATACTTCCGGAAACATCAATTACACAAATACATGTAATCGGCATTCTAGAAGCATCTTCTCCTAGAGATTCAACATTCAATTCTAGATTAATATATTTCTCCCCATCAGCAGATTTAATCATATATTGATTAATATTCAATGTAGGTTTAACATATTGTTTCTTAACTGTATTCTTTGATTGTTGTTCAATAACTGGTACCTGTGGCATTGGGGCTTGTTTTGCATCAATAATTTGCTTAAGAGCATAATTAGGTACCAAATTCTTATTAGCTACAACCTGATTGGTAATAGGTGATGTATCGTGGGTGCGATACCATTGTTCAATTGCTATACGTTCAAAGGTATGACCATTACAATCCATTACCGGGTCGGTAATTTCCAATAGAGTAATAGGACAAACTGGCAAATCCGATGGGACAGACATTTCTTTGTTATAAAATAATTAATGTTATTATTTATTTTAATTTCAATTTTCTTATTATTTTAAATTATTTTATCTAAATTTATCTAAATTTATTCTAGAATATAAAAAATAGTATCTCTAGAATATAAGATAATAATGCCACTAAACAAAGAAGATTGCAAACTGCTAGAAATACATTCTAGCAAGACTAATAAATTTTCCCTCAATGGATATAAAACATATGCCAAATGTGTATATGTATATGATGGTGATACTATACACGTAGTATTCAAAATGCCTAACTCTAGTGAATGTCATAAATGGGTCATTCGATTGATGGGTATTGATACTCCGGAGATGAAATCTAAAAATGTGGCAGAAAAAGCAAAAGCGGTACAATCCCGTGATTTTCTTAAAGGCAAAATTCTAGATAAAGTCGTTATTCTAGATTGTCTAGAATTCGATAAATATGGCCGATTACTAGGAAATATATTCCTAGAAGGTGAAGAACAATCACTTAGCCAGCAAATGATTGCAAATGGCCACGCAAAAGCATATGATGGTGGTACTAAGGAAGGATGGGGTGAATTAGATAATACTGAATAATTCAGAAATTATTTATCATTTATCATTTATTCATAGATAAATATTTTTGATAACATTCGCCACAATTGCATTCAGGTGTTATGCCATGTTTCCAGAATATATGATTGCATCCAGAACATCCACAAGATTTTTTGAAATCATTTGTAAACCATACATTTCCATCAGTTTTGCAATTAGGACATATAGTACTAATTTTTCCATTCTTTTTTTAATGTTTTTTTATTATTATTTCCAAAAAACAGGGGGGGGGGGGGGTGAAAATGTTTC